CCGTGAGCTCGTCCTGTCGATACGGCTGCGCCTGCGTGAAGCTGCCGAGGGTCCGTGGCAAGACACGCCTGCGCCCAAGGGCAAGGCAGTCCGCAAGATGGTTGCAACTGAGGCCGAGATCCAGCGTCTCCTAGACCTAAACCTGGCGGCTTGGGGTGAAGAGATGTTCGGGGCTTTGTCACCCAACATCATAGAGGTCATGCTGGATTCTGCTGCTCAGGCCAATGCTGAGGCTGCGGGGGGCGCGACAATCTTGACTTCCACGGACCCAGTAGTGGCCCTGTATATGGCCGAGAAAAAGGTGGTCCTCACGAACATCACCACCAACCTGATTGACGAAGTGCAGCGAGCCATCGTACGGGTTCTGGCGGGGGACTCGGGGCAATACAGCAGCCTCCGTGAAGCCATCTGGGCTACCCTGGCAGACTCCGAGGATTACCTGGGCAAGACGCTGAAGGGGCTTGGCACTCGAGCTTCGCTGATCGCACGGACCGAGACAGCGGGCGCAGCTAACTACGGCAGGCAACAACAGATGGTAGCCGATGGCATCAACACCAACATATGGTTAGCCCAACCGACAGCTAGACCGCATCATGCGGAGCTGAATGGTAAAGAAGTAAACATTGGGGAGGTTTTCGGGTACGGACTCAAGTTCCCTGGTGACCCGAACGCCAAGGTTGGCGAGATCGCTAACTGCCGCTGCGTACTCCTCCCTGGAACCCAACGCGACTACTCATGAGCACAATGGAACAGCAAGTGGAACAGGCCATCCTCTCGGGGGTGGACTTTGACGGCATCGGCAGTAACCCTGAGCTGATTCGACAAATCAAGCAGTCTGGGTCACCCCAGTTCCGCGTGAAGGCTTCTACCCCTGAAGAGGAGGAAGGCCGCATTGTCCGCTTCGTCGCCAGTGACGAAACGCCCGACAGGGTTGGTGACGTTATCGAGGTCGCAGGCTGGAACCTGACCAACTACAAGGCTAACCCTGTAGTCCTGTGGGGCCATGACTCGAGCAACACCCCACCCATCGGTCGTTCAGTGAACGTCAGGCGTGGGGTCGGTCCCTCTGGAGCCCCAGCCCTGCTTGCCAGCATCGAGTTTGCCCCTGCTGAGGCGCATGAGTTCGCAGATTCCGTTTACCAGCTGACCAAGGCCGGATATCTCAATGCCGTTTCGGTTGGGTTCCAGCCACGGGCAACTAAGGAGCTGACGAAGAAAGAGCGCCAAGAACTAGGCATGCCGTCCTACGGTTTGTTCTACACCTCTGCTGACCTCCTAGAGATCAGCGTGGTGTCTGTCCCCGCCAACCCATCAGCCCTGGTGACGGGGGCAAAGAGTCTTGTTGACTCTGGGCTCCTCCAAGGGCGCGAAGTCGAACGCTTTCTCAAGCAAATCCCCATGACTAATCAAGAAATGTCCGAACGTCTCAAGAGCAAGATCCGTGGTTTTGTAGACCTTGGGGCCTTGTCCGCATCTTCCAGCGCCAAGGGGCTATCCGAGCCCGAGGACGCTATCAGTGCGACCACCAAGCCCTTCACCGTAGCCCCCAAAGGGCTCAAGCACATCTCCGCTGTTGAAGAGACGGAAGATGCCTTCATCCTGACCTACCTCAAGGCTGACTATGAGGAAGAGGAAGCAGAGGAAGAGGAGATGGAAGAAGGCGAAGAGCCGGAAGAGGTCGTGCCCGAGGGCTACAGCGAGGACGATGAGGAAGACGAGCCGACTATGGGCAGCCGCATGGTCCCTGCCCTGGCGGAGCTAGTCTCTGGACAAACCGAACAAGCGAAAGCACTAACCAATCTGATTGATGCGGTTAGCGATCTCACCAAGCGCATCCACTCGATGGGCGAGAAAAACAGTGGGGAGCAGCGCGGTTGCGCCGTGTCCCCCGATGCTGTTTCCTCCGATGCCCAGCATGAGTCCCAGCGTGAGGAGAAGGCTCACATTGAGCAACTGACTAACGATTTCTTGAACAGGCTACAGGCCCAACTGAGGTAATGAAAATGAGCATGGAAAAACAACTTGAGGACCACCTCAAGCAGCTTGGCGATAGCGTCGAGCGTCACATTGAGGGTTGGCGCACCGAAGAGGGCGCAAACCGTAAAGCACTAGAGTCCACCATCAAGTCCCTCGAGGACGAGGTTGGCCTGGTGAAAGAGAAGCTGACTGAAGAGCGCCGCGCACACCTGCCTGGTGTTGAAGTCGCGTCTGCTGAAAGCGGCAAGGAAGGTTTCTCGATGGCTCGCGCATGTCGCGCTATCAGCCAGAAGGACTTCTCCGATGCCCCCTATGAGGCTGAAGTCTTCGCCCAAATGAAGGCCAAGGCAATGAGCGTGGGCACGGACACTGCCGGTGGCTACGTTGTCCCCGAAGAGGCTATTGCTCAGGTCATCGAGCGTCTGAAGGCCAACGTGGTGGCATTTGACCTGGGTGCGCGTGACATGGCTGTCTCTGGCAGCCCTGTGACGATCCCCAAGCTGGCAACCAGCGCAACGGGTTACTGGGTGAGCGAAAACTCCACCATCACCTCGAGCGACCTGGGCTTTGAGCAGATCAACATGACCCCCAAGACCATCGCTGGTCGCGTGATCCTGTCCAACCTGCTCATGGAGACGAGCCAGCCCACGGCTGATTCGATCATTGAGCAAGACCTGGCTTCCCAGCTCGGCCTTGCCCTTGACCTCGGTGTCCTCAACGGCTCCGCTGGTGGTGGTGCAGGCGAGCCTGTCGGCATCATGCAGACCCCTGGCATGGGAACTTTCTCTACTGCCCTCACCACGGGCGCAGCCCCCACTGTTGGTGAGATGATGGAAGCCATCACTGACCTTGACGCGGCTAACGCCCTGAAAGGTCGCCTCGGCTGGTGTATGCACCCCATTGCCTTCGCGAAGGTTCGCCAGATCGAAGTCAACGGCGCAGGCTCCTCNGTCCCCGTGACTGCGGTGAACACTGCTGCTGGCTTCGCTGACACCTTGTTCGGCTACCCTGTCCGCACCTCGACGCAAATGACCGCACCGACTGGTGGTGCTGACACTCGCTCGATGCTGTTCGGCAACTGGGATGATGTGATGGTTGCTCGCTGGGGCGGCTTGCGCCTCCTCGCGTCCAACACTTCCGACGATGCGTTCTCGAAGGACCAGACTCACATCCGCGCTACCCTGCGGACTGACATGGCTCTTCGTCACAAAGAGTCTTTCACCTACAGCAACTAATCCGAGGAGGATTTCACTATGGGACTTTCAGACGTTGCGGCATTCAAGGCCGCCAAAACCATCATTCCCGCCGACTACGCTGCCGCTACAACGAACGGCGTAGAGGTGGACACGATGGGCTACCATCAGGCACTCATCGTTGTGAACGCGGGAGTCATTACGACAACCCTCGATGTTCACATTGAAGCTGCGACCACAAGCGGTGGCACCTTCGTTGATGTGACCGGAGCCGCCTTCGACCAGATCCTCGCCGCAGGCGATGAGAAGGTAGTTGTGGGGCGAATCAACCTGGACGGCACCAACCGCTACATCCGAGCGGTTGGCGTGAGTGTTGGTGCAGCTAACCTGTACGGAGTCAGCATCGTGCTTACCCCGTATTACACGGGCGACGGCAGCACCTTCGATTTCGAGGTCTAGTTGCCTAGGGTGGGCGATCACCTATTATTGGTGGTCGCCCCGCTCCTCCTCCTGATGCCAATCATCGACTTCCACAAAGCCTTCCGGCTGCATTTAGCATTCCCCCCTGTCGAATACACAGACACGGTGCACACCTCTTCTGCGTTGGACACCCTGGGGGATGACTCGATCTGCTTTGTTATTTCCTGCGGCCAAGTGTCAGGCACGGTGGACTTTTACATCGAAGAGAGTTCGGATGATGGCGTGTCTGACTCATGGGTCAAGGTGACTGGATCAGATATGCCGCAAATAGCGACCAACAACCAAGCCAAGCGGGTCCGAGCCTTGCTCAATAGCCGAGAGCGATACCTGCGAGCCAAGATGACCGTGGCCGGTGGAGATGCCTTTGCCTCAGTCATTGCCTTGTCGCAGCCGACCTACACGGGCGACTCGACCCCCTGCGAAACTAACATCTAAACATGTCAAGCTACATAGACCCAGCAAGCAGCGCAAAGGTCATCGAGATCATCCCGATGCTCAACATGCCAGCGGGCACTCTTTCCCCTAGCTACAGCGCCCCAGACTTTACCTATGCTGTAGATGTGCGGCTCTTTACTCGCGCCTTGATTGTCTTCGTGATCAATGGTTTAGGCACTGGTGCGACCCTCGACCTGACTCTCAAGCAAGCAGCTGGGGACGCATTTTCAGCCTGGTCAACATCGACTCAGACGGATGGCAGCGCAGCAGTGGTTCCGCAGTTTACGCCCTCGAACGATGATGCTATCTACACGGTCAGTGTGGACTGCTCAAAGACCCAAAACGCCCTGGGAGTGGAGGCCGTAGTTACGTCCACTGGGGCGACCAGAGCAAGGTTTGGCGCATATGCCATCCTCTTCCCCTACGACACCACTAACGCAACCTCACCAGACATGGAGATTTAGCATGAAGTACCGAGTCAAGAAACACAGGCAACTCCTCTACCCTGATGGTTCCGTGCGCGGTGAGCATGGTTACATCGTAGACGGGCGGCTTGCTGCTGAGCGAGCAACACTTGCCGAGCAAGGTAGCGCACTCGAGCCCACCGAGCGGCAAGCAATGCCCAGCCCTGTCGCCCAATCACGCATGGTGCCCGCAGTCCTCAAAGCTGCCCCTAAAAAGAAGGCGGCCAAGAAGAAAGCGGCTAAGAAGAAAGCGACCAAGAAGGCCAAGTCATGATCTACAAGGTACTAGAAGGCGAGACGGTGTGCTGGCAGGACGGCACGCTACGTGCAGAGGGCGGCCAGCTGTTTGAGGGGTATGACTCCTGCGCTGGTCGTGAGGGCAGAGACTATGCCTCTCAGATCCTGTTCCGGTTCCGCAAGGTCATCTCAGCAGTTGAGCCTGGTCCTGGGGATGCCGTGGTGGATGCTGTCCCTGCTGCCTTCTGGCACTACCAGTGGGAGCCCACGCCGCGCAAGAAGAAGGCCGCGAAGAAGGCCGCAAAGAAGGCCGCCAAACGACCCACGCCCGAGGCTGGCAACGCAAGCTAGATGGATGCTACGACCATAGCGAGGGTGAAAGCCCTGCTGGACATAACATCCAGCACCCATGATGCTGTCTTGACCGCTATGGTCAGCTCAGTCAGCAAGCGCATTGAGAACTACATCGACCGGCCCCTTCTGTCTGAGGCGCGGACGGAGACGTACAACATTCGTCCGCGTCAGAATCGGGTTTTCCTGCGAGCCTACCCCGTCACGGAAATCGCCTCGATCAAGATTGCAGTCGATTGGGACTATGCAGCTGCTACAGCCGTGTCCTCGAGTGACTACCATGTCACTGCTGATACAGGCTGCGTCCATATGCAGTTCAACCCAATCACTAGCTACCTGGGCAGCAACTACGAATATGCCCCAGACGCGGTGCAGGTGGTCTACACGGCAGGTTTTGCAACATCTACTGCCAACCTGATTAGTGCCTACCCTGACATTGCAATGGCTGCTGACATTCAGACGGTGGCATTGTGGCGCAGGCGTGACACACCACAAGGCAACAGCATCGGCGTGGGCGGCAGCAGCATCTCATACGAGAAGCCCCTAGACCTAGTGCCTGATGTGCTGCACGCCCTAGCCCCTTATCGCCGTTTGAGGTTTGCAGCGAATGGCTAAGACTATCGCTAGGGGCAAGGGCTGGTCAATCAAGGTGACGAACGAGGGTGCCCTGAACATCCTCGGGGACGCACCTGAAGCTGTGTCTAAGCAGATGGCCTATGCCATGCGTGACATAGCGCACGACATTCCTGCGGAGGTTGTTAAGCGCATGAGCAACTTCAAGCCTGGGCAGAGGTCAGCCAAGTCCCCGCAAATGATCCGCACTGGGGCCTTAGCTAAGACCGTACAGGGCAGGCCGCAAGGCAGGAGCCTCAGTGATATCAGAGCGATCATCACGGCAGGCAGCGCACAAGTCCCCTATGCTCGAGTCCAAGAGTATGGCACGGTGGGAGCCGGTGGTACGCTGCCCGATATCAAGCCTAAAAACAAGTACCTGCGGATGCCCCTGTCGAGCATCCTGACGGGATCTGGCGCAGTCAAGGGCGAATATGAGCTGGTTGAGCGTGGCGGGCAATGGCAGACAGCAGGGGGCAACCCAACGTGGATCTCAGGCCGAGCCATCATGATCGAGGAGAACGGCACGCCAAGGCCGATCTGGGCACTCATGACGGAATCCAAGATCCCGCCTCGCCTGGGGATAGGCACCACCATTGCCAACAATGACAAGTGGATCAGGGACCAGCTGCTGGACGCGGTTGACCGTGCGGTGAGTAAGCCATGACCCACGCCTCTGTAGACACCTGGGACGTTACAGCAGGCTTTCCGCAAGGGTGCCTGATAGACCGACGCGGGCTAATCTCTCCGTATACGGGACCGTTGGTGCAGCGTCGGCAGACCCTCTCCTTAACAGGACCAAACGGGAAGAACGCCTTGCGCCAATGGACTGTCAACCTCAGCAACCTAGACCCGACAGAGTACGGGGAAGTTGTCGCCTTGATGGAGAACAGCGCCAACGGCTGCGAGCCCATTGACATGACGATCCGGGGTTCCAGCCTTACGGGTGCTGCCTCTGAGACTGTACAGGTCCGCATTATGAATGAGGCGGTACAGTTCACAGCAGTCTCGCCCGTGCGCTTCGCTGTAAGCATTGAGCTCGAGGAGTTCCCCCATGCCCCCTAGTGGAACACCTGTCAAGGAAGCGATCCTAGACCACCTGCAAACCACCCTGACAGCAATCGCAGCAGGGTCGGATTACTACAACTCCGTGGCCCTGGTCACGCGGGTCAACACGGTCCCCATCGAGCTGCACGATTACCCAGCTATCGTGCTAACGCCACTGGGTACGTCCTACGATCAAGGCGGGGATGCCACCACCCTAGCCCTGCATGGGGACTACCGCATACGCCTGACCCTTATTGTCCGAACGCGGGATGAGGCTTCACAGGCGTTGGAAAACTTCATTCGGGATGTCCACAAGGCCATACTGGTAGACATTACCCGTGGCGGCCTAGCCATAAACACTCGTATGCTATCTGACGATGTGTATTACCCCACCCAGATAGAGGAGCCTGTCGCCATCGCTGATTGCGTTGTGCTTGTCAGCTACCGCACCCAGCGCACCAACTTGAATCAAGCTACCTAGAGGAGCAACAACACTATGGTCTTTCGTAACTTTGACCGGCTACTATTCGCCAAGAGCGAATCCACCCCTGGAACCTTCGCAGCCCCCACGACTTCAGCTGACTTCTTTGAGGTCATCGAGCCCACCTACACCGTGAGCCCGCTGATTTTCGAGAGGTTCACGAAGTCCCAGACGCTCACCCCGCAGACGCATACCGTACCTGGCTCGTCCAAGTCTGCCCCTGTGGCATCCTGTGAGATCAGCTTCGGCATTGAGCTCGCAGGTATCGGGACAGGGATCTCGAGCGGAACCAAGCCTAAACTGGACCGGCTCCTGCTGGCATGTGGCATGGTTTCCAAGGATGTGTATGTTTACACTGTCACAGCAGGGGGGTACGCGGGCGGCAAACCCTTCTTCCACAATGAGAACATCGAGGGCACCAGCGGCTCCTTCAGTTCAGCAGACGGCATCTCCTGGAGTTGCAATGCCCCGCATGACACTGAGTTCTGGGCGCAGCCCACAAGTGGCGCACTCACCACTACTGCCATCAAGTCAGAACACAGCGGTGCCACCGCGACGGCTGGCAGCACAGATGCCCCAACGAGGACTGGTGTTGGCTACTCGCCTGTCACCTCCCAGACAGACCCAGACCTGGCTGACTCTGCGGTGTCTTTCCGGCTCTTTACTGGCGACGGTCAGCATGTAGACGTAAGCGGGTGCAAGGGTACTTTTGACATTGCCTTCACGCATGGAGACAGGGCTGTCATCAACTTCACCTTCACTGGCAAGCTGCACGCTATCGCTGACGGGTCAACGCCCACGGATCACAGCTACACCGCAGAAGTCCCGCCTGCGTTCCTCAACGCCTCGATGGAGATTGGGACTGACGTAGGCACAGCCGCCCCCTGGGGTGGGAGCCTCTTCAACTCGATGGGCTTCTCAATGGGCAACGATGTTGTCATGCGAGAGGACACCAACAGCGCCACGGGATACCACGCAGCTGTCATCACAGGGCGCAACCCCACGTTCAC